AAGTGAAACAAGTAAATCGTTTATATTACAGGCAGCTGATTGTTATCCATTTGATTATAGATTAATGGAGGCTAATTTTTATATAAATAAACAAGAATATGATTGGTTGGATTATAGTAAAGGCTATTTTTATAGTTTTAATTATAAAAAATGTATTCTTTATTCATATAATGGTAAAACAAATTTAAATATGGCTTTTAAAACAAAATATATAAAAGAAATTGAATGTTGTAATAAAAATTGTGGGGTTGATGGGTTTTTGTTGGGAAGTATAAAAAAGAAAAATGATACTAATATTTTAACAATTAATGAATTAAAATCCACTGGATTTGATACAGATGGATTAAATAATATCAGCACAAGTAGAAAAAGGGCATTCAAAAATATTAACAGGCAAAAAAGAAAGGTTTTTAAACACACAGATATAAATATCAAAGATTTATTTATTCCAGAAGATATAAAAGAAAGAATTTATGAATTATCCTGAAATACTTAAAATAGAAATAACTAATCATTGTAATGCTAATTGTGTATTTTGTAATAATGATAAGATAAAAAATAAACAAAATATGCCTTTATGGATGTTTAAGAAAATATTAAAATCTTTTCCTACAGCAAGGCAAGTACAGCCTCAATGGTTTGGTGAACCTATGATGCATCCTGATTTTGACAAAATAATTGATATTTGTAAGAAATATAATAAAGAGGTTGTTTTTTATACAAATGGCTCTTTAATAGATAAACATTTACCATCTTTAAAAAAATTAAATAAAGCAGATAGAATTATAATTTCTTTGGAAGGTTCTGATAAGGAAATTTATGAACGTATTAGACGTGGGTTGAGTTGGGAAAAATTATTATTTAATATTGACTTAATAAAAACAATACCCGCCATAAAAATATTAGAATGACTATATGTAAAGAAAATAAAGAGAATATAAAAAAAGATATTTCTTTTTGGAAAAGAATAACGGGTTGGAAGGTGGTTATAGCAAATGAAAAACCATTAGTTGCGGGTAGAGTAAAAGATGGTGAATATATAAAGCATAAATGTTTGCAGCCAACCCATAATTTTACAGTTTCTGTTGATGGGAAAATAAAATTATGTTGTATAGATTATAATAATCAGGTTGATTTAGGTAAAATAGAAAAAAGTACTGATTTAAAAAAACTATGGATGAAAACAAAAAATAAAAGGCATTGTGGTTATCCTATTTGTAAAAAATGTTTGTTTGAATTTGAGGAGTTATAATGAATAAATTTGTATGTGTATTGAAAACAGGAGGTGATTATACTAAAGAACATGTTTATTTATTAAAGAAACAAGTTGATAAATATTTGCCAAGTGTGAATAAATTTATCTGTTATTCTAATGTAGAAATAGAGGGTATTGATACAATACCATTAATAGGCGGTTATAAAGGTAAATGGAGTATGCAGGAGGTATTCAGGGAAAAGGGGAAAGTAATGGTAACTGGTTTAGATACTTTATTTATTAAAAATTGTGATTGGTTATTTGATTTGGCTGATAAGATGAATAGTAATGATTTTTATGGTATGAACACATTTAATAAAAGAGGTGGCAAAACACCGTGGGGAAATAATCCCATGTTGTGGAATGGTGATTGGGCACATTTATTTTATGATTATGTTGAATCGAAAACACCTTATCATATTGGTTTAGAACAAAGTTGGACATATCAAAAATTACAAGATTGTAATGCTAATATAAAATATTTAGATAATGAGGCATTAAATTTGGTTTCATATAAACATCATTGTAAAAGTAATGGTATTCCACAAAATACAGATATAGTTATTTTTCATGGTAAACCAAGACCCCATGAATGCAAAGAAAAATGGGTACAAGAAAGATATTATGGATAGTCCAATTTTAATTACAGGTTGTGCCAGGAGTGGTACTTCTATGGTTGCTGGTTCTATAAATAAATGTGGTGCTTTTGGTGGTGATATGTCAGGCCCTAACAAATATAATAAAAAGGGTATGTTTGAAAATGCTGTAATGCGTAATTCCATAATGAAGCCTTATTTAAGTAGTATGAAATGTGACCCTAAAGGGCAATACCCATTACCTAATATTAATAAGTTAAAACCACAACCTATGTGGAAAAAAAAAGTAGAAACAATTTTTAAGAAACAAGGATACAAAAATGGTGATTGGATGTACAAAGGTGCTAAAATATGTTTATTTTGGCCTGTATGGAACGAAGCCTTTCCTGATGCTAAATGGATTATTGTAAGACGTAAAAAAGAAGATATAGTTAATTCATGTTTAAAAACATCATTTATGAATGCCTTTAGTAAGTCTCAAAATCAAAAGGCTGTTAATGTTAAAAATGAAAAAGAAGGATGGGAATGGTGGGTAGATCAACATTTGAAAAGATTTGATGAAATGAAAAAAGCAGGATTAAAAATATTTGAAATTTGGCCGGAAAAAATGGTTGAAGGTGATTATACTGAATTATATGAAGCCATTAAATGGTTAGATTTAAAATGGAATTCAGATATTCTTACTTTTGTTGATAATAAATTATGGCACACAAGAATTAATAAGGATAAATAATGGCAAGAACAAATGCTACAGATGTAAAAGTAATAATAGATACAGAATTAAGTGATTCTATTGTAGAAGCATTTATTGATGATGCAAATTTGTTGGTGACTAATGTTTTAGGTTCAAGTTCTTTAAGTTCTGATACTTTAAAATCTATAGAAAAATGGATAACAGCACATTTTCTTGCTTCAGCCAGAGAAAGGCAGCCACAAGAAGAACAGGTGAAAGATGCTAAAATAAAGTACACAGGAATGTATAAGACTGGGTTGGAGAGTACATCTTACGGTCAGCAAGCCTTAGCCTTAGATAGTAGTGGTTTGTTGCTTAAATCATATACTACGAAACAAGCCACTTTATTAGCAATAGAAGCGGAAAAAGATACAAGTTGGGATGGAAGGATATTAACATAATGTTTCCTAATAATCAATTAAATCAAATGTGTGTATATTGGGGTAGTCCTGTAAATGATGGGTATGGTAGTTATACTTATTCTGACCCCATAGAATTAAAATGTAGATGGATAGAGGGAGCTGAACTAATTAGGAATTCTGAAGGCAATGAAATAGTATCTACTACACAAGTAGTAGTAAGTCAAGATGTAGAAGAAAATGGTTATTTATATTTGGGTTCTTTAGATGATTTAGATTCTGATGAGGGTGATAATCCAAAGTTAGTGGATAGTGCTTTTCCTATTATCAAGTTTCATAAAACACCGACACTAAAAGGGAATGTATTTTATAGGGAGGTATATTTATAATGCCTAAAGGATTAGAAAGTTTTCAAAAGGTAATTGCTAATTTACAAAGAGAAACTAATAAAATAAAAAAAAATGCTTTAAAAGGGGCAACTTTAGGTATGATTGAAATAATGAATGATACGGAAAAAACATATCCAAAAACCCCCAGAGATACAGGTAATTTAAGGTCTAGTAGATTTATTATTCATTCTATGGGGGATATGGATATAAGAGCAAGTGTTAATCAAGGTGATAAAGCGGTATTTAAAAATAAGAGGGGGGACGCTGCCGAATTAAAACGAAACCATAAGGCAATGCTCAGTTCTGTTAAAAAAGAAGTTGAATCAAGTAAAAATCCTATGGTGGTTGGTGGCTTTAGTGCTTATTATGCTGCCCCGGTACACGAAAAAGTAGATGAGAATGTTAATTGGAATGGTGATCAAACGGGGCCTAAATTTTTGGAATATTCTATAAAACGTAATAAAAGAAAAGTGTTAGATATTATGAAAAAAGAGGCTAAAATAAGATGAATGTACCTAGTGAAGATATAAAAGATTATTTAGTAGCAGAAAGTTCTTTAGACCTTACTTTTGGTACTAATATTTTCATTGGTGTTGAACCATCCTCGCCTGATAATACAGTGACTATTTTTGATTTAATGGGTGATATGCCTGAAATGACATTTGACGGTAATGCATATTATTATAGACCTTCTATTCAAATAAGAGTTAGAAACAATGATTATAGAGCAGGTTGGGAATTAATAGATGATATAAAAAATACATTACATGGTCTTGGGCCTTTAGTGATCAATTCTACTACATATACATTAATGGAATGTGTGTTAGAACCAGGACTTTTAGAAAGAGATGAAAATGAACGATTTAAATTTGTAACAACAATTAACTTACAAAGAAAATAAAGGAGAATATTATGAGCAATTTTTCAGGAATTGGAACAACTTTTAGTAGATGGAGTGGTAGTGCTTGGGTTCCTATTGCAGGTGTAAAGGACTTTAGCGGCCCTTCATCTACAAGAGAAACATACGATACCACTGATTTTGATTCAAATGCCGGTTATAGAGAGTTTATCGGTGGTCTAAGGGATGGTGGTGAAGTAACTTTTACTTTTAATTTTGATAAAACAGGATATACATCATTAAAATCAGATTTTGAAAGTAATGATCCTGTTTGGTATCAATTAACATTACCTGATTCTACTGCAACAACACTGGAGTTTCAAGGATTAGTAACAGGTATTCCATTAAATGTGCCGCTTGATGATGTTGTAACTATTGATGTTACTATTAAAGTTTCAGGGGAAGTTGATGTTGATCCTAGTAGTAGCCAAAATCCGTAATAATAAATAAAGAAAGGGCTTAATCATGGCTTTATTGAAAAGAGAAGATTTTTTAAAACAAGATGATTTTAAAATAGAAAAAGTAACATTAGGGGATGGTAATTTTGTATATGTTAAAGAAATGTCTGCAAAAGCAAAAGAAGATTATCAAAGGTCTTTAATGGAAGTAACTTTTGATAATAATGGTAAACCAAAAACTAAGCAAAAAACAGAAGATTTAAATGCTAAATTAGCTGTTTGTACTATGTGTGATAAAGAAGGAAATTTAATTATGAAACCTGATGATGCACATAAATTAAGTGGTTATATAAAAGCATCTAAATTAGAAAAAATTGTAGAAGCATCCACAAAAATTAATGCTATGAATGTTGATGCTGTGGAGAATGAAGTAAAAAACTGAAAATGCGGCCTGAGCGGAGGTTTTACTTTCGCTTATGCCGCCTTATAGGTTGCGAACATCCAAACAGATTATTAGAAAAAATGACTGCAAGTGAATTAATGGAATGGGTTGCTTACAATAGGTTGGAACCGATAGATACAGAATGGAGAAATGAATTAAGAAATGGTACATTAATAAGCTCGATAGTAAATACTTTAATTCGTATAAATACGATAAAAGGTAAACCAAAATTATATAAGCCTGATGATTTTATGATAAATTTTGATAAGGAAAAAGAATATCCCGATGAAAAAACACTGGCTAAAAAACTTAAAAGTTGGGCTATGGCTAAGAAAAAAGGAAAATAAATGGCTGATTTAGGAACATTAAAAGTACCACTGGTATTACAGTCGTCTAAATTTGTTACTGGTATGAGATCAGCCCAGATAGCAATAAATCAGTTAGAAGGTAAAACTAAAAATTTATATAGAAACCTATCTAATATTGGTAATGCCCTTACTATGAATGTTACCGTACCTTTGACTATTATGGGTGGTGCTGCTGTTAAGGCTTTTTCTGATTTTGATTTAGAACTACGGAAAATTTCTAAAACAGTCGAAGCCAGTGATGAATTTATTAGGGATTTAGGTGGTTCTTTCATAGAATTATCACAGGATATTGGTGTTTCAAGAACATCTTTAAGTGAAACTGCTGTTGCAGCGGGGCAATTGGGTGTGGCTGCTAAAAATTTAGAGATTTATACTAAAGTTGCCACTGATATGGCGACAGTTTCTACACTTACAGGGGAAGAGGCCTTAACTGGTTTACAGCGTATTACTAAATTAACAGGCACAGCAGAAAGGGATTTTAAAAAAGTTGGTGATACAATTGTTGAAGTAGGTATTAATTTAGTAACTAATGAAGAACGTATTATTGATGCGGCAACAAGATTAGCAGCTACAGGTAGAACAGTAGGACTAACAGCAAAACAAGTAATTGCTTTGTCTGGTGCTGTTACATCTGTTAGAGATAGAGTGGAATCAGGTGTTACTGCTTTAGATAGAGTATTATCGACAATGATTAGTGCCACAAAAGAGGGTGGTGAAAGACTTGAATTATTTGCTCATGTAGCAAATATGACTGGGCAACAATTTAAAAAGACATTTGAAGATGATGCTATGAGTGCCATTAAGCAATTTATTAAGGGGGCAAGAGATTTTGAACAGCGTGGTGGTGATATTGGTGCGATTTTAAAGGGATTAAAAATATCAGGTGTAAGAACAGTTCAAACAGTACGTTCATTAGCTTCTGGGTATGAAATTCTTGAAGATGCTATTAGATTGGCAAATAAGGGTTGGGAAGAAAATTCTGCATTAACACGTAGAGCGGAAAAAGTATATGGTTCTGTTACTCATCAGATGAAATCTTTGTGGGAAACAATTAAAAATACAACGGCCTTATTAGGAGAAGCCTTTCAAGATTCCATCAAAAATATGATTACTATACTAAAAAGATTCTTAGTGATTATACAAGAATTGGTTAAACAATTTGCTAAGTTACCCCCATTTGTTAAAAGTACTATTGCTACATTTTTAACATTAGTGGCGGTAGCAGGGCCTTTAATTGCAGCGGCCGGTTTAATAGGAAAGGCATTTGCTTTTATAAAAGTAACTTTAGCAGCAGTTAGTTTGTCTATGGGGGGTGTTTTAGGTATCATAGCTGCTATAACAGTAGCAATTGCTGGTTTAACACTTGCTTTAAATAGAAATAAATCTGCTTTGGCTGAAGAACAAAAATCGATGAATGGGCTTTTTGAAAATCTTAAAAGGATAAATGTACGTTCTGATGAAAGAAAGCGTTTAATTAATGATATAAATAATATTTATGGGGAATATTTAGACAATACTTTAGAAGAATCAGATAATTGGTATGAAGTTTATAAAGCGCAGAAAAAAGCTAATGAAGAGTTAAAACGTAGGGAAAAAATACTCGCTGGTGAAGAGAATTTAAAAGATGTATTAAAAGATGAATATAATAACAGACAAAAAATATTAAACATAACATCAAGAGCTGAAGATGCACAAATCCAATTAAATGAAGCATTAAAAACATATAAAAAAGAATCTGGAGTTGATTTATTTGGTAAAACAAATAGGCAATTAAGTCAAATTGGGGTATCACCAAATAATCCTTATAATGATTTACTAAATACTAT